CAATATCAACCACCCTAGAGAAGTGCCGAAGATACACCTTCGTGCATAAAACTGGCGTTAGTTATGCTTGGTCTGCACTTAGTGGTTATTGTAACACAACCAGTAATGCCTTAAGTTTTTATCAGTATCCTGTTGAAATGAGAACTAGCCCTTCGATTGCAGTTTATGGAGATTGGCAAGTTTGCGATGGGCATGCTTGTTATACGATTACAAGCATGTCGGCTTCAACAATGTCACCAATAACTGCTAGGATAGATGTGGCAGCAAGTGGATTAACAGTAGGTAGGGTAGCAGCAGTTAGAAATCTTGGCAATGCTTCTTCTAAAATCGTATTCGATGCAGAGCTATAAATGTTTGGCTTCGCTGCAGTATCAGAGACACCGTTCTCAGCAGAACTAACTAGACACACTATCGGTGTTACACCTGCTTCTGTATCTGCACAAGCCCTACTAGGTACAGCTATATTCTCTGGTGGTGTTAACCTACCTGCATTGACAGGGGTTTCTGCTGCTACAACTAACGGTACGCTTGACTTTGACGGAAAAGCAAATATAACTAGTGCTAATGTAGCAAGCACCACAAGCATAGCTGCTCTAACGTTATCAGGTGCAGCAAACTCTAATGCAACTTCTTTGTCTGCATCCTTTACAGCCAACGCACCCAACGTAGCAGGTGTAGCTAATACAAACCTACCAACGCAAGCTGGCATACTTGGTAATGTATTTGGTGACACAGCAGGGGCGACTACACATAACTACACAGTTACAGTTGTACAGTCTGGTGGTAATAAGTATGCAATAGATGGTGTCACTACTGCTGAACTAACTTTAGTCAGGGGACTAACATACGTCTTTGATGTAAGTGACAGCAGTAACAGTGGACACCCATTTAGGTTTAAGGATGCTTCTGGTAACTCTTTTACTACAGGAGTAACAACAAGCGGAACAGCAGGTCAGTCAGGAGCAACAGTAACTCTTGTAGTACCAGCATCAGGCACACAGCCAGCTAGATATTACTGTACCGTACACGGCAACGGTATGGGTAATACCATAACCACAGTAAACAGCGCTACTAATTTTACTGTAACAGTTGTAAGCTCTGGTGGCAACAAGTATGTTTTAAATGGAATTACTACACCAACACTACAGCTTGTAAGGGGAACAACATACACGTTTGATCTTAGTGACTCGTCTGTGTCTGGACATCCACTAGCATTTAAGAGTGGTAATAATAGTTACACAGATGGTGTAACAAGTAATGGCACTCCTGGTCAGTCTGGTGCAAGTGTAACGTTTACTGTGCCAAACAACGCACCCAGTATAGGACTAAGATACTACTGTACTGTACACGGCAACGGTATGGGCAACACAATAACTACAAGTGGTGTTCCTGTTTCATTAACTGCTCAAGGAAAAGCAACACATACACCAACTGGAGCAGCCTCTGTATTCAGTCAGACAGTACCAAGCATAACTGGTATAGCAAACTTTACAATAGCTGACATAAATGTAGGACTACAACAAGGTACAACTACTGCTGAAGGTGTGTTGTTTCCGTTTGATGAAATTGCGGATAAGTTTGAAAGAGGCAGAACAGTAGTAATACTGCCTTTTAATGTAGACAGAACAATATACATACCTAAAGAAAGTAGAACCGTAGTTATACGTCCTATAAACAGACACAACGTAGTATACATAACTAATTAAGGATAAGACATGTCTTACAAATGGCCTGAAAAAGACCCTGATGAAACTTCGGACTTTAGCGTAGACTGGTCTAGGTTTTTAGGTGACGACTCTATAGTATCTACTGTATTCTTTATTGATGATGAAAACGGAACTAAAACACAACTAACAACCGCATTAATTGTAAACGGAATACAGTTTATACAATCTACAGTTTCTGGAAATGTTGCTACCGCACGTTTCGCTCAAGGAATAAATAATTTAAGATACAATGTCACTTGTCGAATAAACACCACACAAGGTTTAACATTCGAGCGTTCTGTGATATTACCTGTTAGGAACAGATAAATGGCTTATAATTTTCTCGGCTTAGTTAATGATGTTAATAAAAGGCTAAATGAGGTAGCACTAACGGAAACAAACTTTGCTTCTGCTGTAGGCTATTACAGTTTAGCTAAAGACGCTATAAACTCAGCAGTTAGACACATTAACCAAGAAGAGTATGAGTGGCCTTGGAACCATGTACAAGCAGACTTGGTTTTAAATGCAGGCACTATGAAGTACTTTTATCCGACAGACGCTAAGACAATAGACATGGATTCTTTTCGTGTAAGAAGAGATAACACCTTAAATGTAAGCACAAAAAAGTTAAAGAATTTAGTATATGAAGAGTGGCTAGAAAAGTATGCTGATGATGAGTTTAACACAGACGCAAACATACGTGGTATCCCTAAGTTTATTGTAAGAACTCCAGGCAGAGAACTTATATGTCACCCTGTTCCTGACAAAGCCTACACCATAGTGTATGAATATTACACACTAGGTTATGACTTAGAAAATGCACTAGATGTCCCTGCCCTACCAGAGCAGTATAGGTTTGCCATAGTTGATGGTGCTATGTATTACGCATTTCAGTTTAGGGGCGACACACCAGCAGCAGATGTTGCTCTTAGAAAGTTTGAAGAGCAAATAAAATACCTACGTTCTATAAATATAAATAGAACACCATACATAAGAGATACAAGAGTACACTTTTAATGCCAGTACAATGGACGACATTTCCTATGGAGTTCAAGGGAGGGTTAATATCTAACCTGACTCCACTACAACAGGGTACTAACGCTGTAGGTTCTGCTACTATTCTACAAAACTTTGAGTCTGATAGAGAGGGTGGTTACAGTAAGCTAAAGGGCTACAGCAAGTTTAGTTCAACATTAGTTCCTGGCGGTGGGGATGTTCTTGCCATGAAAGTTATATCTTCTGGCAGAGTTGTGACAGCCAGAAAAATGGACACTGCTACTGTAACAGAATATCAAACAGCTACATCTACAGTAAACGGTGCAGTATCTTCAAGCACTGCAGTAGCTCTTGACAACAACACAGCCACAGCAGTTGTAAATGGCGCTGTTACTAATGGCACAACATTAACACTAGATAGAGTACGTACTTTTACAGGAGTCACAGGTGCTACTTCTTTAGCTGGTGCAAGTGCTACGTTTGACATAACAAACACAAACGGCACATACACAGCAGCAATAAATGCAGCAGGTACAGGCTTTAAGGTTAACGAAACAGTAACGGTACTTGGTGCAAACTTAGGTGGCGCAACTGCAGCAAACAATGCAACTGTTACAGTTACCTCTGTTGGCTCTAGTGCTGTTACATATACTAACCCAACACAGTCTGGCTATAGTGGTTCTGGTAGTAGTGCTACATTTAATGTAGTTAAAACAGGAACTACATATACCGTAGCTATCACTGCAGCAGGTTCAGGTTTTACAGCCAGTGAAACAATTACTATTGTCGGCACACAGCTAAATGGTGCTACTACTGCTAATGATGCAACTATTACAATAACTGGAGTAGATGGATCAGGTGGTATAACAGCAGCTACCATAGCAGGTACAGGTTTAGCCGAAGGTCCAATAACAGGTGTATCTGTTGCTGGTACTGGTGTAAGCTTTAGTGGAACTATCACTAGAGGTATGATAATAAGTGGCACTGGTATAAGTGGTACTGTAACAGTAAAAACAGTAACTAGTCAAAACAGTATTGTACTAGACAAAGCAGTATCTATAGCAGATAATGTTGTGGTTAGTTTTATTACTAATATAGTAGCTGGTATGTTTGTTACAGGCGCAGGTATATCAGGTGTTGTAAAAGTAGCGTCACTAACAAATCAAAGTAATATTGTGCTTGACTCTGCTCAATCAATAGCAGACAACACTGTTCTTACCTTTGGTACATTTCACTCTAGTCAGGTTGATAAAACATTATACTTTCATGGAACAGGAACTACTTGGTCACACGTAGGTACAAGCTCCTCTACAAATACACTAAAAGCAAGATATGCATCTTTTAATTTTACACAAGAAGATAAGACTATATTTGTAGACAGTAAAAGCTTTCCTGTAATATTCAATGCAAGCGGAAATACTACAGTAAATCTTACGGCTTCAAATAGCTCAGACGTTCAAGGTGCAGAGAATGTAGCAGTATTTAAAAATCACGCATTCTATTCTAAAGGCAGTAAGATATTTTTTACAGCACCTAACACAGTAGATGATTTTGCTACAGGTAATGGTGCTGGTACTATAAACATAGGCTTTGATGTAACAGGTATGATAGGGTTTCGTGATCAGCTTATCATCTTTACTACGGACACAATTAAAAAGCTTGTAGGTAATACTTCTTCTGACTTTAGGCTAGAGCCTATAACAGATAGAATAGGATGTATCAACCCAGATAGTATTCAGGAATTTGGTGGTGACATAGCATACCTATCTCCTGATGGTATACGTTTACTTAGTGCTACTGACCGTATCGGTGACTTGGCTCTTGACATTGCATCTGATCCTATTTATAAAGATGCAAACGAGTTTATAGCACAAACGGATACATTCTGTTCTGTATTAGTTAGGGGTAAGTCTCAGTATAGACTATTTGCATACATACCCTCAGTGCAAGCAGCAAGCGCAGCAGGTTTAATAGCAACTAAATTTATCGCTCAAGGTGGTAGTGGTATAGCTTGGTCAACAACCAAAGGACTCAAGGTAAACGTAGCAGACAGTACATACTCAGGCGCACAAGAAACTATTATGTTTGCAAACGATGATGGTTTTTGTTATAGAATGGACTCAGGTAATTCTTTTGATGGTAGCGCTATAGAGTCAATATATGAATCTCCGTTTATGCCCATAACAGACCCACAGATACGTAAGACAATGTACAAGTTAACTTTGTACGCACAGCCTACAGGTACTATGAATTTGGATCTAAACTTTAAAATAGACTTTGATTCAAAAAATGACCCAAGTATTGTTCAGCCAAACACAATACCAATATCCTCGTCAGCAGCAGGGGCTGGTGTATTTCTGTACGGTGCTTCTAATTCTATATATGGCGGTGCATCCTTTGGTGGTGTGCTAGATCAAATATATAAAGAAAACGTAATTGGTTCTTTCAAAACAATAGCAATGCGTATTACAGATAACTCAACAAATCCAACCTTTACTCTTGACACAGCAGTGCTTGAGTATAGACAAAACGATAGGCAGTAATTATGGCAGGTTATACAAGACAAGCAACAGCTAACATAGCTACAGGAAGTGTTATTGACGCTGATGATTTTAACGATGAGTACAATCAGATTCAGTCAGCATTTAATGCCAGCACTGGTCACACCCATGATGGTACAGCAGCAGAGGGCGCACCTATTGAAAAGGTTGGCCCATCCCAGGACTTAGTTGTTACCGCATCCCAAGTAAGACCTAAGACTAATAATACACTAGACTTGGGTACATCCGCACTACAATACAAAGATGGTTTCTTTGATGGCACAGTAAAAACAGATACACTTACTGTGGATGAAAATGCTACAATAGTAGGTAACCTTACAATAAATGGCAACCTAAGTTTAGGTGGTGGTGGACTAACTACAGATGCTGTATCTGAAGGTTCTAACAATTTATATTTCACTAACGCACGTGCTAGAGCAGCACTAGGTGGAGGTACTGGTATATCCTACAACACTAGTAGTGGAGTTATCACTTGTACTATTGACACTCCTGCAGAAGTAGGCTTGGGCAACCTGTCAAACAATGGTAACAACTTATCTGGTGCGTTTGTAGCTACAGGAAACATTACAGCATTTTCGGATGAACGTCTTAAAGAGAATGTAGAAACTATAGAAGGGGCGCTTGATAAAGTAACACAAATGCGTGGTGTTATGTATGACAAAGATGGCGAGCGTGGCACAGGTGTTATAGCTCAAGAAATGCAACAAGTTATGCCAGAGGTTGTACAGGACGGTGAGTATCTATCTGTAGCTTATGGTAACATAGTAGGTGTACTTATTGAAGCTGTAAAAGAATTAAAAGCAGAACTAGATCAGTGTAAGTGTAAAAAATGTGAGTGTGAATAATGACTCTTCCCAGTAGTGGTGCTATAAGTCTAAATCAAATTCATGTCGAAGCAGGTGGTTCAAACAATACACTCTGCTCTCTCAATGACGCTGACATACGAGCTATGATTGGCAAAAGTTCAGGCGCACAAAACAGATTTAATGACTATTATGGCATTTCTGCAGCCGCACCTTCTGCAACTTATAAAGGCCGCATACTTACAACTGGCAATGGTTTCCCTGCTGGGTCTGTCGTTCTAAGTTCTGGTACAAAAGTCGTTGTTGTTGCATTGGCAATGCCAGGGTATCAAAATACATATTGTAACTTAGGTAGTTCAGCTATGACGCTTGCCGCAAGTAACGCTGTAAATGGTATGTCAGCAGTTTATTATCTGCAGACCTCTGCATCTGGTTCGACATACATTTCTGGTAATGGTGGTAGTGGTAGATCGGTGGGTTATGTTTGGGAAATTACTGGATACAGTAGTTCCACCCCTTATTCAACAGTCGCAACTAAAAGTCCAAACAACACTTCAGGATATTCTCATACTATATCTCTTTCAACTCAGTATAATGGTGTAACTATTGGTGCAGGAGTTTGCGAAGATACTATTCCTGCGAACCAAGGTAATGTAACAGTGAGTAATTCTGACCAATTACTGCAAATTGATTTAGAGCTTGCTACCAATCACTACAGTTGGAAAGATGAAAATACTGGAACAGGAACAACAAGTCATGTATGTACGCAAAACAATCCAGGAAATAATGGTAGCCCCACTGGAACCTTTCACGCATTAGCAGCAGCGCATTGGAAATAGTATGACACCAGAAGAACTCGAAGATATGCTAGATCGTGCAGCCCAGCGTGGTGCTACAG